AAGAACGGGTGCAATTCAATGCAAGTGTGGGGCCGTCGAGGCTGGGAACGAAGGCTTCGTCATCTAGAGAGCAACAAAGGTAAGCCCTACCAGCTTCTCTACCACGTCTATAATATGGAGATCTAAAATGGGAAATTCCTTCCTTACAATGTTTGGCCCCGGGCGGTACCTTAACCCTCGTGCTTCTGGGATGATTGTGTTTGGCGGCGGCGGCTCTAGCGGCCCGTCTTTGGCTGAAATCAAAGGCGCTGTTAAAGAATACGCTGACCCCGAGTTCAAAGACGTATTCAGTGGCCAAGACGGCATCAGCGGTGACATCACCGATATGAACTACGACATGAACCGTGGCTACGCAGAACTCGATAATGCTATCGACGACGTGTATTCTGGTATGACCTCTGGCTTTGGTTCCGCAGAGCGGGGTCTTAGCAACCTATCAGACGACGTTGAGGGCGTGGGTGACCAAGTATCTACTGGGTTTAATGATCAAGAAGATTATATAGACGACGCCTTCGATGGCCAAGAAGACTTCATCACGGATGAGTTTGGTGACCAGCAACAATACATTGGTGGTGAATTTGAGCAACAAGGCGAAAACATCACTGAGGGCTTTGAAGATACCCAAGGGGATATCGCCGGGTCTCGCCAAGACATTCTAGACCAGCTTGGGGTCAACAAGACAGACCTTGAAGGCTTCCTGTCTGACAAGTTTGGTAGCATCTCTGACATGACAGGTGGACGTTTCGACAGCGTAGACGGCCTTCTAGGCACACTACAGACTGGACAGACCTCTGGCTTCGGTGATCTCACCCGTGATATGACCGCTGGCCAAAGCGGCATTCAATCCGCCGTAGATGGCATGAGTGGAAACCTCGACACCTATTACGGTGACCTGTCACAGGGTCAGCAAGATATGTCCGGTACCTTAGGCGGACTAACCTCCGACTTCTCAACCTTCACCGATCAATATGGCGATGACACTACTCTGGCTAACCGTGCCCGTAATGACCTGACGACAGGCCTACAGAACGCCGTATCTGGCATTCAAGGCAGCTTGTCGGAAAGTGCGGAGGCCACTACTGATCAGATCCGATCTGCCGCAGAAGATAACACACGAGCCACAGAAGATGCAGCATCCCAGTTAGATACTAACTTTGCTGATGTAGCTCGGTCTTTGACTATGGGCGTAGAGGCTTCCACCTCAGAAGGACAGAGAGCGCAAGACGAATACCTCAACAAGCTAAATGACGTGCGTAGCCTCGTAACGAACCAAGGCGATCAGTTAGACGCCAGTGTCCGTGACAGCTACACCAACCTAGCTAATTCGTTTGATACTCAAGGCCGCCTTATTGCCAACAGCGTAAATGCCCAAGGTCAGGAAACAAAACGAGCCATCGACAAGAATGGCAATCTAATGATCTCCCAATTTGATCAACAGGGAACTCGTATTAGCCAGTTTGGCTACGACATGAACCAGATGTTTAGTACGCTGGATAGCATCCAGAACAGTACCATTTCACGCACTGGTATGATGTCACCGGCTACTCAGCCGTATGCTTCTACTCGAGGATAAGTTATGATCCCTGATAATATCAGCGAGGCGGGTGTTCGCCTCGTTAAAAAGTTCGAAGGACTACATAAGGAAGGTAAGGATGGTCTAATCCATTCATATCGCTGCCCCGCCGGAAAGTACACGATTGGCTGGGGTTCATGCAAAGGCGTCCGCTCTGGTATGCGTATTACCGTAGAGGAAGCCGAGGCCCGTCTCGTAACTGATCTAGAAGATCACGCAAAGGCGATCCACCGCTATGTTGAAGTCCCTCTCAGCCAAAACCAGTATGATGCTCTGACCTCGTTCATTTTCAACGTCGGTGCAGCCAACTTCAAGTCTAGCACCTTGTTATCCCGTCTGAACTCAGGCCAGTACCACGATGTACCTAACCAGCTAATGCGCTGGAATAAGGCTCGGGTAGACGGCAAGCTAACACCTCTGCGTGGCCTCACACGTCGTCGTGCAGCCGAAGCGGCTCTGTTCTCAATGGACGCTAAACTGGCCGGTGATGGTGGGGATAAGATGCCCCAGAAGATCGAGGAAGCAAAACCCAAACCTTTGACCCAGTCTAAGACTATGGCTGGTGCGGGTGTAGCCGGTGCCGCTACGGCACTGAGCGAGATTGCTCCACAGATTGAGGCCTTAGTTCCATACAGCGATAGCATGAAGACAATCTTCCTGTTGTGTGCTGTCGGAGGTATCGCCCTAGTAGCCTACTCACGCTGGAAAGACAGCAAGGAAGGCACCCGATAATGTTCGGATTTATCACAGGCAAGATTAAGACCGCTATCATCATAGCCTTCTCTGTAGCCTTGCCTGTGATCTACGTCTTAGGCCGCCTCGGTGGTGGCCGCAGGGTTAAGAACGCAGTCCTGAAAGACGAATTAGAGGCCGCAAATAAGCGGTCTGACTTTTATAAGGCGATGCAGGGCCATGAATCAGATGTTCAAGCTAACGCTCCTCGTAATCGGAATGAGCTTGTTGAGCGGGTGCGCCGAGACGGTCTTTAGAACAAAGCTAGAGATCTACTGCCCACCAATTAACGATTACTCAGACCAATTCAATGAACAACTAGCCGACGAATTGGATGCTTTGCCCGAAGATAGCTGGGCCATCCCAGAGGCTATGTTTGGATACATAAAGTTACGGGATCGAGTGAAATCCTGCCAAGAGGAAAAGAAAAATTATGGCTGATGTATTATCTACACAGGGGCTGATTGGCGATCCCAGCGCATTGCCAAATAGCGTGAACATGGTTGGTAACACAGACGTTACCAATGTGTCTGAAGACATCATCGGAGACCCCGGTGCATTCCTTGAGCGCAAAGACATGAAGCTGAGTGACGAAGTCCCTATTATCGACGCAGATACATCAGGGACCAATATCGACGGTAGTGATCCGAAATTTAGTACCGACACTAACGCACTGAGCAAAGACGCCGACACGGTAGGCTACACAGACACAGCCGTGAATCAGGTCAAGAAAGACGCCGAGACATTTGAGGCCGAGACTACATTTGACCGTGTAAGCCGTGATGAGAACGACGTAGACGCCGCTACAGGCGAAGTTAGAGACGAAGCAATCATCGACGCAGAAGATATGACTGTGGACATGACAGGGGCTGGTACAGGGCGCAACGAGGATGGTACAGTTAACCAACTCGGCGTGGCTGTTAACGACTTTGCCTCTCAGGACATTTCAAACGTAATTGACACCTCCACAGTAGCCGGTAAGATACTGGCCCAGACGCTGGGGGAAGGTAATTACACCGACTCAAAGCAGACCGTAATGGGTCAGCTAGAACTCTTATCAGAACAGTTCACAGGCCCAGACGGACAGCCTAAGATCCCTACATGGGCAGCGGGTATTGCCCGTAACGTGAACCGTACATTTGCCTTCACTAATGCTGGCACAGCCGGACAGGCCGCCATAGCCCAAGCTATGATCGAGGCCACGCTCCCTATTGCCCAGCAAGATGCCCAGATCTTTAGCAGCATTGCTATGAAGAACTTGGACAACAAGCAGCAAGCCACAATCAATAAGGCGATGATCTTATCCAAGCTCGAGGTAGCCAACCTAGACGCCCGGATGAATGCGGCTCTGAACAACTCTAAGAACTTCATGCAGATGGATTTGGCTAATATGTCCAACATCCAGCAAGCCCGAGTAATCAACAGTCAGTCCCGGGTACAGTCTCTATTAGAAGACGCTAAGATGACTAACGCCGCTCGTATGTTCTCGGCGGAACAGACCAACGACATGAATAAGTTCTACGATCAGCTTGATACGAACATCAACATTTTTAACGCCGAGCAACTAAACGGGATGAAGAAGTTTAATACCGGAGAGGTGAATGACCGATCCGAGTTTAACTCCTCACTCGAAAATGCCCGTGAACAGTTCTACCAGAACATGCAGTACAACATCGATCTGTCTAACGCCAAGTGGCGTCAGTCGGTAACCCTGCAAAACAACCAAAACAAATTTGATGCCGCAGCCACCGACGTGAAGAACATGGTAGGCTTAACCTCCGAGCAACTAAACCAGATGTGGGATCGTTCAGACGCACAGCTAGATTGGACGTGGAAGTCTTCTGAGAACCAAGCAGACCGGGACATGAAGATGTTCCAGATGAAGATGGAAATGCAGATGGCCGCAATGAAGGCCAAGGCTGACAAGAAGAAGGGTCTATTTGGTGCTGTTGGATCTGTAATGGGTTCAGTAGCCGGGAGTATGTTTGGAAGCGGTGGATTCTTAGGTGCAGGTAGCTCTGCGATGAGTGGTTTAGGTTCCTTAATGTCGGGCGGAAGCGTTGTCAGCGGACTTACTTCTCTATTAGGATTCATCTCCGACGAACAACTCAAAGAGAACATCACCCGTATCGGAACACACAAGTCTGGCCTACCTCTCTATAAGTGGGATTGGTCCGAGACTGCTAAATCCATCGGTGCTGAGAAGTTCCATAACGTAGGTGTGATGGCCCAAGAGGCTATGAAGACACACCCACACGCCGTGTCACGTCACCCGATACACGGATACCTTACAGTTAAGTATGAGAGGCTCCAATGAGATTTGAAGAAGCCGTAATCAAGGCCATTCGCTCCTATTACCGGGGCGAGGTTCCAGAGAAGACCTTCGAGGTTTTCCCCGACATGAAATACACCCCGCAATACTTTGCAGAGTTCGAGAAGACTTTGATCGAAGACGTAGGCGA